GCAACGAGGGAGGTGTAAGAAGATGGTAAGAGCATACGAACCATTGTACACAGTAAAAGAAGCTGCGAAACTTCTGCGGGTTAATCCGCAGGCGGTATACCGGCTGATTAACGGAAAACAGCTTGTGGCTCTGCGCCTTGGACTGATCAAGATCCGGGGCAGTGACCTGGAGCGCTTTATTGAGCAGTATCCGGCGTACGAGCCGGAGGAAGGAGGTGATCAGAGTGGCGAAGCTTAACTTTATCGAGTCCCAGCACCCGCGGATGCTCAGCTACGTGGAGTGCCGGAGCGATCCGGTGTTTTACCTGGTCGAGGAGGAGCCAGAACCGGCGCTTGATCTGGATGATCTGGCGGGCAAGGTGATGTTTGGCATCTGTGCGATGTTTGCGGGATGCGTGGCCAGCGCGCTGCTGGCAGGAATGTGAAAGGAGGTGAGGAGATGGTAGAAATTACGATTAAGGATGATGGAGGCGTAAAAGGAACGGAGTCTGGTGATTTTGTTATGGCAATCATTAGTACTATCGAGGAAGACGGACTGAAAAGCGTTGGCATGGCATATGGGGTTACAAGCGATAAAGCTTCCGCCCATGCAATTGCAGGTTTTGTTAAGTATAGCATAGATGAGACAATTCTTCCGAAATCTAAAAAGGCTGCTTACAAGATTTTACGAGCATTTATCGACACGGAGATTAAGCGCCTGGAAGCAGAAGAATCTGTAAAAGAAGAAACCCCAGAAGCGGCAACTTCCGGGGAATCGGGTAAATAAAAAATCAATTTACAGTCTCATTATAGGTGAGGCGCGGAGGGAAATCAAGATGAAACTTTATGAGTTAACAGAGCAGTTTTTAGCGCTGCAGGAACTTGTTTACGATCCGGAAGTGGATGAGCAGACTTTTCAGGATACAATGGAAGGTCTTTGGGGCGAGATTGAAGATAAAGCGGATGGGTACGCCAAGATCATTATGGGAATGAAGGCAGATATTGAAGCTTTAAGGGCAGAGGAAGGCCGCCTGGCTGCCAGACGGAAGGCGCTGGAGAACCGTCAGCAGGCTTTAAAGAACAACCTGGAAGCCAACATGCGGGAAATGGGCAAGACAAAGTTTAAGACAGCGTTGTTCAGTTTCAATATTCAGAAAAATGGTGGTTTGCAGCCGTTGGTCATTGACGGGCTTCTGGAAGACATTCCGGGAAGGTTCCTGATCCCGCAGCCTCCGGTGCCGAATAACGAGGCAATCCGGACACTGTTAGAGAATAAAGCCGTTGAATGGGCGCACCTGGAGCCACGCGGGGAAAGTCTGAGGATACGCTGATGACATCTGATGGAAAGATCGTACCATACCGCATGTCCGTGTTGATGGAGATCGCGGCCAAGGTGGCAAAGACAATGGTGACCGGTGCTGTGAGCCTGAGCTATGAAGAAATGGAGATCGTGCTGGATTATATCCACCTTAACATTGAGGACAGCAAGCGCAGGAATGAAGCGAGAGAAAAGGAGAACAGAAATGTTTCTGAAGATAAGTGAGTTTAAGAAAGCTATGAAGTCCGCCCTGAAAACATCCGGCGGGTTGATCATTGGAAATGTAAAAGGGCATTTCCTGGTACATACGAGCCTTTGGGGCGTGTGGGTAGAAAGTGTTTATGCTACCAGTAAGTTTAAAGCAGCCATTGTGGAACTGATCGGTGATATGCCGGAAGAAGAGACTTGTTATAGGTATCATCTGGAAGAGAAAAATCTCAAGATGGAGTACCAGATAAGATATGAGAATCCTTATGATCAGTGGAAAGAAGCAAAGGATTTTGCGTGCGAAGTGCCGTTGGCTTTTTACAGTACGCCTCATGAGCTGTCCATTTACCAGAGTAAAAGTGACAGGTCTTATATTACTGTGTTGCAATCCTATGCAGCAGGGATGATGTCACTGGCAGAGCTTGAAGTGGGTATGGAACATATGCCCGGAAGACCCAGTGTTTCTCCTACCGGTTCTACGCTCTATTTTAAGAGTGAGACAATGATCTACTGGATCAGTATCGTAAAGGTTCCTCAAAAGGCGGAGGATACCAT